GGCCGCCCTTTCTTGAATCTGTTCGCCCGTCTTTACGCGAAGCGTCGAGAACGGCACGAGAAGTGCTATGCGGCGACCAGGTAGCTGGCAGCGCCGTTGATGACTGCAACCGTAATCAGCGGCGTGCCGCCGATCTGGAGGATGTCGGTCTCAGCCAGGTCGATGGTCCAGCAGCTTGTGCCGTTCACATCGCCCAGCGAGCAATTGTCGTCGAGCGTGAAGTTGGGCACGGTGATGTTCAGCGAGGCCGCGCCGCTGGTGGTGTTCAACGTCGCGCCCAGCAGCGTGTTCGCCGTCTTCCATCCGTAGATGTCGTCGACGTGATCGGCGGCGATCACCATCTTCAGCTTCACCTTCGGCATGTTGCACACCAGGTGCGAGGCGTATAGGCCCGATCCGCTGGGCCGCTCCTCGGCAATGCCGCAATCGATGGTCAGCTCCCAGCTCTTCGCGCGCGGATAGACGGTGGCGGGTGCGCCGGTCGGCCCGATGGAAACCACCGTGTCGCTGCCCAGCAGACGCTGCCGCTGAACTGGGACGGGCACTCCAGCGATAGTCCCATTCACGGTGCGGCCGGTGCCGATGAACGAAGCCTTGAACTTCAGGCTGCCGGTGCCGGCGCTGGTGATGGTGAGCTGGCTCAGGCCCATGTCCACGAGCTGGTAGGCCAGCGCAGCCGTGTCCACGCCATAGAGCGTGGTGCCCTGGGCGATGTTGCCGCTGTCCAGGAAGTTGTAGGTGTGCGTGTACGGCGCCGCGACTCCGGTCACCACCTCCTTGCCCATGCCGAAGGCGAACAGGAAGCCGGCGATCCAGTCGGTCAACTGGCCGCTGATATCGATCGAGGCTTTCTTCGCCGTGAGCCAGTTGTCGTTGGCAAAGCTGTTGGTCGCGCCGGCCGTGCCGTAGGTGGATTCCTTGGTGTAGGCGAACTTCGCGTAACCCGCGATGTCATAGCGCAGCGCCTCGCCGCCGGCAGTAAACGCGGTCGCGGCCACCGGGGTTCCCCAGCTCGTCTGCGCGTTGGCAGGCAGCACCAACTGCCGCAGGATGCTTTTCTGTCCAACAAATCCATTCGGTAAAGAAGGCGGCATCGGTTTCTCCTGGGTGTTACAAGTTCAGTTGCGGCTTACTTTGCCGAGGTGGTTGTGGCGGCGGGTGCGGCTGCTGTTGCCGCCGCCGGCGCAAGCTCAAACCACGGCTTGCCGAATGGAGAGACCGTCTTCAGCGTCTGCGACCAGATGGCCAGATGCACGTCCTGCGCCTCCGCGCCGGTGAATACCAGCGACACGCTGGCGCCATGCACGGTCACAGGTCCGCCGTTGCCGGCTGCCTGTCCGGCAGCGCTCAGCCGCACGCTGACTACATCGCTAGCTTGGGGATTCATACAGGAGTTCCTCCACTCGGTGGATCAGTTTGACGGCGTGGCAAAGATATTGGCCATACATCAGCACGGTTGGACCCTCGACCTGGACCGGCTGCGACCAGTCGTACTGCGGAACGCCCTCGGCGTTGGGATACTGCCGCAGCCGCAGCGGATCGAACGCCAGGCACACACTCTCGATCAGCGCCTGGAACTCCGCTTCGCTCTCGGCCGCGTCGTCGACGGAGAAGTAGCCGAAGATCGCGATCTCATAGATCCGGCGGTAGGCGCTCATCTCGTCGTCTTTGGTCGCAGTGCCGGAGCGCGTAATCATCCATGTGTGCAGCTTCTTGGCTGCGGGGTCCTGGAACAACTCCTGAAACTTCTTCTGCTCCCGCGCCTCGCGCGCATAGCCGTAGACGTTCTTGACGCCTTCGACAGCGGCCACGCGGGCAGTAACGGCGGCGATGATATCAGGCAGTGGCAACGTCGCCTCCTACCCCGGCTGCGCGCAACGCAACCGCTATCTGGCGCTCGATGATCGACGGGGCTAGCGGATCGATCTCGACCTGCGCGCGGTCGAACATGTGGCGGCCCTGCATGCCCTTCTTCGCCTGGTTGATGGCGATGGCCCATGCGATCGACAGTGCCGACTTCTCATCCTCGACACCGAACTTCATCTTGACCCAGGGCAGCAGCGCATTCACCGGCGGCATGTGCGCCCGTGCGCCGAAGTTGACCGGATCGGCGTAGGTATCCGCCGGCGCGCCAGCCTGCACCAGCAGCCGCGTGAGCATGATGCCAGGCGTGACTGTGGCGAAGACGCTGTTTGCAAGGTTGCCGCTGGAGACAGCGGGCGGCATGCCGTCGTACGGCTTGCGGATGTTCTCGACAGTCTGCTTGACCGCTTGCACGCCGACAGCTTCCAGGCCAGCGATCACGCCTTCATGCACGGCGCGCAGCAGCACTGTTGCGGAAGCCTTTTCGATGCCGGTGAGCGAGATTTTGATCGGTTCGGGCATGGTTATCGCGTGTCCTTGCCGTGCACCAGGCGGTCCACGCCGGCGGTGCCCATGATGTTGCGCAGATTGCCCACGGAGATGGCGGCCTTGCTCTCCACGCCGCTCGGTGCCTCGTCCACGCCCATGTGGTTGTAGTAGCGCTTGCGGATCTTCGCCGCCAGCGAGGTGAACTCCTGCGCCTTGCTGCGGTAGTTCACCGTGTCCGCGCCCATGGTGCTGTCGCCGATCTGGCTGGCGCGCGCGGCCATCGCTTCCAGCGCCAGCGACGCGGCATAGTCGCACACCGCGTAGAAGTCGCCGGGGTCCACCGTGGTCGCGTCCGGCGCGTGCCGGGCCGTCCAGGTGATGCGCGCCGACTGGCCAACCTGCGGCACGTACGCCGACAGGACGAGCTGATAGCCGGTGGGCGAACGGTACAACTCCCAATCCTCCGAGCGCACATCCTCGTCCGGGATCTGGCCGATGGGATACTCGATCTTCTTGACTTCGCTGAACAGCGGATCGAAGACGCCGAACTGGCCAACGGGCGCAACTGGCAGCGGCATGTACGCCGTGCCTGTGCCTGCGACATCGCTCACCAGCTCCAACGGCCGGTCCTTCGAATAGCGCTGCGTAATCGTCTGCTGCACGAAGCGCGGGAGCGAAGGCGTGACCCAGCCCATCTCGTCCGCGATCACCGGAGCGATCGCGTCGAGGAAGGGCTGCATCGGGTTGGAGGCGATGGGCATTCGAGTCTCAGATGTCCAGTTGGGTTACAGAGAGCACGACGTGCGCGATCTTCGGCGAGGTGGTTGCCGGGATTGCGCTCACGTCGACGGTGACGGTGTCGTTTTTGTTGACGCGAATACCGCCGGGATAGCTCTGTCCGTTGACCAGGCCGAGTGCGTCGGACTTCACCGCCTTGACGCCGCCGGCGACGGTGAGCGTGAGCGGGGCGATCAGCGCGACGGCCGTGCCGTTGATGTTCACGGCAACGGTGGTGGCGCCAGCGCCCGTTCCCACGTCGGACAGGCAAAGCTGCGCGGAGAGGATACGCATCGGGTGCGACGCAATGAACGTCGCAATGCCGGCGGCGGCTGCCGCCAGCGAAAGAGGGAGCGAGATGTAACTTTTCCGTAGCTGTTGCTGGTCTGCCATAAGCACCTCGATTGCTTCTGATCCTTGAGCGCTGGTCCGGAGCGGTTTTTTTGTTTCCGCTCCGGACTTCCACAACCTTCCCTTACGCCGAAGGCGTCGAGAACGGTACGAAGTACTAGCCGGCGACGACCTGTTTGCCGACGCCGCGGTAATCGATGATCGCGCCACCGAAGACGTGCTTGACCTTGTACTGAAGCTGGTCGTTGGTGAACTGCGTTCCGACCACCGGATTGTTGGCCAGGAAGATCTGCGGCTGCTCCAGCCCGTCCAGGAACCCGATCTCAAGGAACGGGGCATTGACGGGGTTGGTGCCGTAGCACCAGTCGTTGTCGTCGGTCAGCATCTCGTTGACGATGATGCGCTCGTTGTTGGCTCCGAACCGCTGGTAGAACGCGTTCGCGCCGGCGGTGTTGGTCTGGTTGATCTGGATGGCCAGCGCCTTGAGCTGGATCGGCACCATGATCCAGTCGAGGGTCAGGCCGAGCTGCTCGCCGGAGTTGCCTTCGATCTGGGTGAAGAGCGCAATCTCGGCTGCGATCAGCGCGTCCTGGCTGAGTGCGGCCGATCCGAGATTGTTATGGCCGGCGTTGAACCAGGTCACACCGTCCGCCTGGTAGTTCGGGTTGTTGAGGAAGTAGGCGGTGATGAAGCGCTTCAGCGTCTTGCGTCCGGC